CACGCTAAAAAAAACACGGCTAACGCGCGGTCTTACCGTGCCAATAACGTCCGTGCTCGTCTTGAAGTGCTTTTACCCGGCTAACCTCATCACGGTCAATAAGCCACACTTTGCCCTGTAGCAAGGTGCCCTCTATTGCACCCAGCTTCAGCAACCGATAGACGTGGTTAACGTGGTATCCAAGCGCATCTGCTGTCTCTTGTGCTGTAAGTTTATCGTCTGTGGTCATTTGTGTTTACCTCACCAAACATTATATAACGATTCTAAAATTATGTCAAGTCGCGCTGATTGCAATCCCAACTAGCAAAAAATGCCACCTTCGGATCGGATCACGTCCAACCCCTGTCCCGTGCACAACAACCCGCGCAAGGTCGGTTGCTTTTTTGCTTCGCTTGCCTTAGCTGGTCCAAAATGTTATACTTGGCTTGTTGCATCCTCGTAGCATCCACACAACCGATTCAACCGATTCCCAACCGAAAACAACTGCATAGCCCGGCGTCCTGGCCTGCGGGTTCGATCCCCGCGCGCCGGCCTTGTCGCTCCTCTATCGCCGGTCACTGACCTGAGATAGAGATTTTGTGCTGGCCTTTTGGCCCGCCACAATCCGCTCACCCGGTCGCTGACCTGAGTGAGTTTATTTCTGCCCGTCGGTTCGCAGCCCCGACGCCAGCAGGTGCCCTCACCCAACGCTGCTCCCGCCCTGGCCCCTGGCCTGGACGGCTTTTCGCCCGTGGGGACCTCCGCCCACAGGTCCGCTGCGTGCGGTGCGTGCCGGTTGCCCCGCCTGGACAACGGGGATCGCCGGGAACGTCTGACCGAGGGCCTCCCGCCGCACCCATAACGCAAAAAAATCGGGCCAAGCCCGGTATGGCCGTCTTGTGTCTCGACCTCAAAAACCGCCCTTTTTTGCCAGTTTTGCGCAAGGGAAACGTGGGGAAAACGCCGGAGGTACACCGTAGGCAACAAAAAAACGAAGGGGCAAACCACCCCTCCGCCTTCGGCGTAAAACCAATGCGTATACCGTAGATTCTACGAAGTGTTTTTCTCCGACCTCAAGCGCCGCCGCACTTCCGCAACCCACAGCGCGGCCATTTGGTGCGCGTCCTGGGGGCTCTCCTCGCGTTTGAGTTTGTCATAAGCATTGCGGGCGTGCTGTAGGGCTTTGAAACAGCCCTGCTCAAGCCCCCAGCTAATCGCCGCCGCCGGATCAGAGAACACCTCCGGGGCTTGCCCCTCGAGGGCGTCCTGGTCGCTCCTCGAAAGTCCATCGTACACCGCCGCCTCAATCGCCGCCGGCATTCCCCGCCAGCAGCCGCTGTCATCCCAGAGGATCATCCCATCCCGGCCCCGGCGTGCCCACGCCACCTTCACCCCGCGCCGCCCGTCGTCCCGCTCTACGATCTCCAGTTGCAAATTGAGGGATCGATGTAACCGTGCTCGCTCTGTTCGGCTCAATGTCCGTCGCGTTCGCGCCCTTGCGCTGGCGTCCCGCGCGTCCTGGAGGTGGTAAATCCACAAGCAATCTGTTCCCCACTTGCTTACGGCGTCCTGGAGCTGACGCATAGCCAGCGCCTTTCTACGCCAGCCGGCCGCCAGGTTTTTTTCCCGGCCCTGGTCCTTGTCGACCAGAGTCTGAGTAACAATGGGGGCGATAATGGCGGTCAGACTGTCCACGACAATTGTCCCCACGTCCGCGCCGGGCATATTCTCATCGAGCAGCGCGGCTATGCGGTCAGGGTTCGTGTTGTCCGCGGCCACCTCACTGAGTTCATAGACCTCGCGCTCACCCGCCACGTCAAGCACCTCTTTGAACCGCTGGTCCGCATCGATTGCCAGGATCGGCCCGCGCATTTGTGTCGCGAAAGTGCTTTTACCCGCACCGGGAAAGCCGACTAACGCCCATAATCTGGGCGGGTACTCTGATTTGTGCATTTTTTTGAACGCCATTCTACACCTCCAACCATACGCGCGTATTCAGTGCGCTGCGTTGCTAAATAAATTCGTACAATTCCAGTCGCCGCCGCCGAACGTCCAACCGCGCTCGCGTGCTGGCCGTATCGCCGTCCATCGACTGGGCTTTATCCCGCGCTTCTGCGCTCGTCTGCGGATAAGCTGGGAAGGTTACGGGGCCAACGTCATATAACCGCACCTCCAGAAGATGCCGCCGCACATCGCCATCCTTGCCCTGCTCCCAGCGATCCTGGATCGTATCAAATCCGAATGAGCTCCCATCCACGTCTCCACGTCGGATGGAGATGATTAAATCCTGTGCCCACTGTGCATCTGGAGGTACCACATCGTAGCCCAGACCGCGCTGGTCCACAAATAGCGTCAGTGTGCCGCTGGCGGTGCGGCCCAAAATGTAGTTGACGTCGTGGTTCCAGAGACTACGGACGTCCGATTCCTGGATTGTTTTGTCGAAGGCCCCGGGCTCAATCGCCTCCCGAAACCCGCCCAGGTCCTGGCTCCAAGCGTTGAAAACAGCGCCGTAACCTCGAATATGCAGCCGGCCCCGATCATCCTTGACCACGCGCACCTCGCGCGGGATAAAGCGACGCTCAACACTCGCTTCATTTCTGCTACTCATGCCTTCCCTTCCTCTCCCGCGCCGCCGGCGTAAAGCCCAACTCGCTGGCCAGCTCAATCACCCGCTGTGATAGCCAAGCCGCGGTCTCGGTGAGGGGATGTACTCCCCGCTCCCCATCCTGGAGGGTCACCGGCCCCTCGATGTCTATCAGTGCGCGGACGTCGCGGTAATCACCCAAGGCCTGCGCATATAACCCCAGGGCCACGGGCTCCACGTCGAGCTCTTGCTCCTCAACCGCCGCCCGTAAGCCGCGCCAGGCCTCACGGCCGCTCTTAGTCAATATCGCCGGAGTTTCCATCGCTGTCTCTCCTGTGTGCTAAAATTTCACTCAATTCATCCCGCAAGCTGGTCACTTTTTGATCAAGCTTTCGCAGGTCTATTTTTTCCCTCATCGCCGGGGACAACCCAAAGCTTTTCTGTAGTTTTGTTGCCTGGTCGAATGCTTTGGACGCGGTGTGCCACCAGGGATTTTGATACAAGTTCCCCTTGTCGCTGGTCAAAACTGGCCCCTTTTCCGCCAACCTTTCTTGTGCTAGCAGCCACCAGCCGACGCTCTGACAGTACATCGCCAATGCATCCCGGTCGATCCGAGAGTACAAACCGCAATCACGAAGGGTTTTGACGATCCGCCGCCACACACCCTTGGCCTGCTCGTTCAACCAAGATGGCACCCGGGGGGTATGGGATGGCACGGGCGGTTTGATTCGCTGTCCGTCTGTTTTGGGTCCTGGTTTCATTTTAATCCTTTCCTCAAGAACGGGGGCAGTCCGTCTTTTTCACCCCCGGGCGGATGGGCACGGTAAACCATTTTCCGGCCGCAGCTCTCACACTGCAAAGTAACGCTTTGCGAATTAATCATAACCTTGATCACCTGGTTACAATGCATGCAACCCAGCCACCGATCTGGTCCATCATTTTCCTCATCACTCAAACCCAAAACCTCCCAAAAACACCATTTTTCAACTCCTAACCCCCCCCTACTTAAAACCCGAGTTCGTGTGAGCGATGCTGCCCCGAACGGTCAGGGGCAAAACCTGTAGACTTTTTGGCCCCCCTACCCCTCCGGGGCGGGGGGACAAGTGCTTAAAATGGCGGTCCGTTGTATTTATCAAACCAATCTCTGATTAAATTTTCCCACAGCCCCGCGCGGGCCTGCCTTCGCGGGTCCGAGTGAATATGTTTGATACAATCAGATAGCGAGGTTTCCATCATAATCGCCTCGCAATCGAGCAACCCCCGCAATTCCTTCACAGCCTCGATGTCAGGTTCAGATGTGATCACCCAAGCCTTTCGGACGTCGCTCGCGCGGCCCAGACGCGCCAGCACCGCATCGCGCGCCTCAAAGACAAACGGCAACAAAACATCAGGTTTGTCGTACCATTCGAGGCCACCACTTAAGGCTCGGAACAACCAATCTACATCAACCACCAGGTCGTTGGCACCTTTGTGCTCAGACACAAAGGTTGACTTGCCAGCCGCGGGCGGGCCGGCGATTATGGTCGTGGCCACCTTCGAGGGCCGCAACCTGCGCGTTCCATCGATTGCAGTTTTCCGCCTGTGGCATTCGCCACACAGTGGCATCAAGTTTCCCTTCGTGTTGCTGCCCCCCGCGCTCAAGGGAACAATGTGATCGACCTCGGTGGCCACCACAGTTTGTTTCAGATCGGCGTGAGTGCCGAAAGGGTCACGACAAAGGGGCTCATTTCGCAAAATCATCAACCGCAATTTTTGCCAGGTGTGACCGTACCCGCGCTCCGCCGTGGTGCCTCGCTTCTCGTCGTGTTGCCGGCGTTGTTGCTGTTTGTGTTCTGGACAATAGGTAGTCCCCAGCTCCACCAGATTGGGACAACCTGGTGCCCGGCAAGCTCGTTTGGCAGAAAATGGCATTATAGTCACTCTTTGATTTTCAGAACGCGAAAAGCGGACGGGACAACCGGAACACCATCAGTGTATTGGGTAGCCTGGAACGCGACCTCATTCGTTTCAGCGTAGAGCT